ACCCTCATCGCCGATCTCGTTGCCACTGAGATACAGGGTGGTCAGGCTTGTCAGGCGAGGCAGCGCGTGAGCCAGCGCCCTCGCACCCTCATCGCCGATTCCCTTGATACTGAGAGTCAGGGTGGTCAGGCTTGTCAGGCGAGGCAGCGCCTGAGCCAGCGCCCTCGCACCCTCATCGCCGATCTCGTTGCCACTGAGATTCAGGGTGGTCAGCCTTGTCAGGCTCGGCAGCGCCTGAGCCAGCTCCCTCGCACCAACGTCGCCGATCTCGTTATAACTGAGATACAGGGTGGTCAGGCTTGTCAGGCGAGGCAGCGCCTGAGCCAGCGCCCTCGCACCCTCATCGCCGATCCCGTTGCCACGGAGATTCAGGGTGGTCAGGCTTGTCAGGCTCGGCAGCGCCTGAGCCAGCGCCCTCGCACCCTCATCGCCGATGTCGTTCTCACGGAGATACAGAACCCGTAGACTCTCGTACCGTGGGAGGACGCGTCTAGAGAAATCCTGCCAGTCGATCCCACGCCTATTGTCGATCCTGAGCTCCAGGGTGTGTTGCCGACGGATCACCCCTGATGTCCTGTTCTGCTGCGTGCTCGTCCGAGCCAGCACGCCTTTCTGTGCGTTTGTGAGGAACGCATCGATGCCACCGGGAGACGGCAACCGGGGCATCGGGACGCGATTCCACAGCGACCGTACGTGCTCCACGACCGCCGCGCGCTGCGAGTGGGACAGAGGTCTTTCGGTCATCTGATCGTTCAGGATGGCTCGCACCTCTCGTTGCGTGAGATCCGTGTTGTGTGTCCGCTGGCGCAGGCCGTTCACGACGGCCTGTCTCTGCGCGGGCTTGAGGGCATCGAATTTCTGGAGGAGGGTCGCGTCGCGACCGACCGTGGCACGCGTCCTGCCGGCGAGCCGCAGGATGCGTTCCATCTGGTCCTGTTTCATGGCCGCCCTCATCCGGATGTCGAACCCGCCGTCGGGGCGGATCCGGATGACATCGAGGAGGTTATGCTGGCGGAGGTATCGGTAGAGCTGTGGGGGGAGCAGAGCCTCCTGCGGCGTGACGGCATCGTGTTTCTGCTGCTGCGCCATCGTATTTTTTTTTTGGTGGGAAAAAAAAACTCAATAATCTCCCTCGGACTGGGAAAGCCAGTAATAATCGATCTCCATGTGCTGTTGTTGCTGTGCGAGCCGAGCCAGTGCCTGTGCACCCTCGCTTGTGGATCCAATCCAGTTACGGCTCAGGTCGAGCCGTTTCAGCCGGGTAATCTCTGGGAATCCGTCAAGGAACTCGATAACACCGTTGCTGTTGATCATGTTATCCGACAGATCCAGTTCTTCAAGACATGCCGGCTCGCGTGATAGGAGTGCCCTAATACCCGGCTTCAGGTCTAATAGATCCTGAGACCGCAGATTATTGCTCTGGAGGACGAGTTTTTTCAGCTTCTCGAGAGACCCGAGTTTCTCGACGATCGTGTCCATGTTGTACTGTAAACTACAATTGGAAAGATCCAATTCCCTGAGATTGACGAGGTTATGGAGGATGCCCAGGATTTCCGCGTTGCCCTCGAATTCCAGCACCTCGAGCGCAGTCATGCCCGAGATCACCCGGAGCATAGCGTCGTCCGTTCGGCCGCGGATCGTCATTCGGAGCTCTCGCAGATTTCGGAGTCCCATCATCCCTCGCACGATCTCGTCCGACCCGATGTCGATCCGGATCGATAGTTTTTTTAGCCTCGGAAAGCATCCGAGCAGCCGGGCAAAACCTCTTGCGTTCTCCGGTTTGTCGATGGTGCCACCGATCAGCTCTTCGAGGTTCCGCAGCGCACCGCAGGCTCGTGGGAGGAGGTCGGCGACGTCCTCCGCGAGCAGGTCGCGGCTGACGACCAGTGTTTTCAGACCCGTGTATTGAGGAAAGAGCAGTCGGATCATGTCCCGTCTGTTCAGGCTTTTACCTAATGTATTCATGTCCAGGAATCGCACACGGGATCGTGTAAACGCATCGTATCTCCTCAGGTTGGGCACGGACGTCCTGCGCAGACTTTCGCCTCTCCCTAATATACCGTAGAGATGACCGCCTATCGACTGCTCCGACAGCACGTCCTGGATGGATTTTTTCTGGTCGGTTTTCTGGACAGTTTTTCTCCGCTTGGCTGTGAAAGATCGGATGTGCTGTCTGAGACGCTGGTGCTGTGACTCGTAGAGCCGGAGCGCGGTCGAACGTCCGGACAGGATGTCCGACACATCTTTGGGTTTCATCCTGCTGAACCCTGTCCTGGCACCGAGCTCCGCGGCCACGGATTCCTTATCCGCGTCGCCGAGTGCCGTGAAAGCGGCCAGGGCTTCCTGGTCGCCCCGCAGGAGGCGACGCTGCGCCCGCTGGAGGACGGCCTTACGATCCTGCGGCCTTGCCTGTGCCCGGAGAACCATGGATCCGTCCGCGTCGAGCTGCTGGATCGTGTCGAGGAGATCGGAACCCTTCTCGTAAACGATCTGGTAGAGACGGGGATGCTTCTCACGGAGGATCCGGAGCATGCGGACGTGTCTGATGAATTCCGGATCGAGGAGGCTGTCGACAAACCGATCGTCTGCCATTTGTCTATGATTATTTTTTTTTTCTCACGACTGCAACGTCGGCTCGGACGACATGTCCATCACGGCGGCCTGGCCGCGCGGCTGCCATCCCACCCAGCCGCCACGGTGCGCATCGATCGGTCCCCACAGCCGGTTGAAATACTCCATCACCTCGTTCCGGTTCGGCACGGTCAGGTTCGGGCAGCTGTCCTTGAGCCACTCGCGGAAATTCGAGTACATCTCGAACTGGCTCAGGAACTTGCCCTCCGCTGCCACGATCGTCTCGTCAATGAACTGGCGGTAGATGTCGTTCTTTTTCTGGTAGTTGCTCGTGGCCAGCACGACTTTCAGCGGCTCTTTTTTCATCTTGGGCTTGAAGCGCAGCCGGCGGAGCAGGTACCAGGCCAGCGGCTCGAGCATCTTGGGGATCTTGTCCTTGAACTGCTCGTCTTTCGGGAAGCGCTTCGCCTCCAGCTGCTCCTCGTAGGTCTCGGGCGCGTCGCTGGTAAACGTGGACTCGAACGGGATCAGCCTCAGCCGGTTCCACGTCGCCTTGTCGCTGTGCGGCAACTTCGGCGGGTCGTTGCAGATCAGCACGAGCTTGAACATCGGCGTGATCTCCTGGCCCTCCTTGTACAGCCCGCGGGCAAAGAACGTGTCGTTGCCGGAGAGCTCTTTCATGATGCCGATGTTGATGCAGTCTTTCTTGTCGGGCTCCTGGAGCATGGCCAGGCGCACGCCGTTGCCGGCTCGCACCAGCTCCGGACACGCCGAGCTCGACTGCGTGCGCTTGCCGGTGATCAGCGACGTCGGGAGCTTGATGCTGTACGGCCCGAGCATCTGCTCGAACAGCATCTGCATGATCGATTTGCCGTTGTCGCCCTCACCCGTCCAGATTTGGACGACCTTATTGAAATTCCCCCCGATAAAGATCTCCGCCGCCGAGTCCAGGAAATACTCGCGGAGGTCGCGATCCGGAAAAATCTTTTCAAAGAACTGGTTCAGCTCTCCCACCTCCCGGCAGTCCTCGGTGTAATCCGGGTTGTACGCGATATTCATCCGGAGGCTGAGGTAGTCCGTAGGACGCCCGTCGCGGAACTCGTGGTTCTGGATGTCGTACACGCCGTTCGAGAACGCGATAATGTACGGGTTCGAGTCCAGCCGTGCCAGGAAGCGGGCGTCGTAAAAGATCTCGCACGCCTCCTTCATGATGTTGCTCTTGAACGGGGAGCACTTGAGGTTCTTGATCAGCTTGGACGCCGAGTTGAGCCTTTTCTGACGCGTGTCGTCGTCCTGAATCCGGACCAGCGTGTTGCACAGGATGTTCTCGTACTCTCCCACCAGCTCCGTCGAGATCTTTTTCCGGAGCTCGTTCCCCTCCTCGGTCCGCTGCCAGATGTGCCCGAAAAAATGGTACCACGACCGGTGCGTGATGGACGCGCACGTGTACTCCGACTCGTACCGCTGGAACAGGACGTTCGCGAGGTCGTGGTGCGTCCCCTCGACCTTCAGGCACTTGTCGAGGAAGGGCTGGATGTATTTGGTCATGATCGTCGCGTACTGCTCGGGACTGTCCTCCTTGGCAATGTATTTCAGCGAACCGATCGTCAGCTCTTTCTTGACCATCCGCGACCACTCGTACGCGCAGACGGAGTCCTGGAACTTGCTCGACCGGCGGCTGAACTCGACCCACTTGTCGTAGCCCTCCTGGCTCCCGTCGTAGACGTTGTACAGGATCCATCCGGCCTGCATCCAGTCGTTCCGGTTCTCGGCGCGCTCGTCCGACCAGCACGAGAGGAGGTCGTCCACCATGGGCGAGATCGACTCCATGTTCTCGTAGACGACCGGCTTCTTCTGTCGCACCACCCTCGCACCCGGCAGCGACACCGTCGGCAGGTCCTCTCGGATGGAGTACACGTACCCGTCCCGTCGTCCGACCTGTGTGCTCAGGATCCTCGGCAGGAAGCGGGACGTCTCGTGCCGCGGGAAAACGATGCGGGAGCCGTCCTCCTCAAAGATCTCGTAGCCCTCAAACACCGCCTCCCAATCCTCCATAACCCGGGCCTTCTCGTCAAACGCCAGCGAGGCCAGGTAGGGCGGGCTGTTCTCTTTCTGGCTCCCGTACAGCAGCCAGGCGTTCTTGTAGACCGCCCTGTCGATGCACGCGTCCCGGTTCGGGACGCTCGGGAACTCGTCTTCACCCAGCTTCTTGACCTCCAGACGGATCCTCGGGTAGAGGTCGTTCTCCTGGGCGGACTTGCTCAGAAAAAGGTACGGGAAATGGAGGTGGAAGCCGTTCTTCAGGTAGTGCTTCTCCTTGTTCTTGGACGTGTCCAGGTACGCCCTCTTCTCCAGGAGGAGACACCGCAGGTGATCCTCGTCAAGATCTCGGACAACCTCTCGGAGCACCTTCTGGTAGATCTCGACCACGTTCTTGACGTGATCGATCGTGTACAGCATCCGGTCGCTGAGGACGAGCGGACGCGGCTCGACCTCTCTCTTGAGATCCACGTCCACCAGGATCGGCAGCAGCGGCGAGACCGGCATCTCGGCCAGCCCGAGTGGCTCGTCCGTCTGGTCGAGGAGATGCCAGAAAGTATCCTTATCGACGCCGTCGATGAAAAATTTCCCTTTCGGGGCGATCAGTGAGACGTGCGTCGGCTTGGCATCGATACTGGAATCCAGACGGTGTTCGTACAAGAACGCTGCGAGGCCGCTCATCATTTTATTGCCGTTCCTGATTTTTTTTTCTGGCTCCGTTTTTTTGGATGCTTTCAATTTTTAGACATTTTTTTTTTTCTTGACAGTCGGATCGATCTGTCTCGCGAAAATTTATCTGTGGTACTGGTAGGAAATGGCTTTCGTGGCGACACCGCTATGCTGCAACCACGACGCTTACAGCATCGCGTTTGTCTTCCTGCCCGCCATCGACGACACCGCCGTCCCGTGCATCCGCTACGGCCAGGGCGAGACCCACCGTCTCGCGCCGGTCGTTCTCGAACAGAACCGGCCGGTCACTGTCTATTTCGGCCCGCTCGTGTACCAGGAGCCGCCCGAGGCCGAGATCTTTCTGTGCCGCCAGGGTAAAAAAATCTTCAGGAAAAAGATCCGTCTCTACGACCCGATGATCTTTAACCGGAACAAGATCAATCTGCCCTACACGTGGACCATGTACATGGCGTCCTGCTTCCGCCTCCCGACCGATTACGCCGGCACGCCCATCAGTCTCGCGGCCTACCAGAAATTCGAGACGGAGTTTGCGTCGCGGCCGTCCGACATGCTCGTCTCGCTCGGCGATACCGTCTACCTCCAGGAGAGCCAGACCGCCTCCCGGTTCGGCCTCCAGAACCGGTACGCCCAGTTCCTCAATTTTCCCTACCTGCGGCAGGCGGTCTCGGACAGCCGTGTGGTCGGCGGCATCGATGATCACGACCTCGGGATCAACGACACGCTGGGCTCCTCCTACAACATCGGCCTCGCCCGCCAGATCCAGCAGGAAATCCTCCCCGCCGCGAGCTACCCGATCGCCAACACGATCTGCAGCCTCTTCAACGTCGGCGATCTGACCTACATCCAGGTCGACGACGTCAGCCACCGCGTCCTCGACATCGAGACCGGCCTGTACTCCTCGATCCTCGGCCAGGAGCAGCTGCGGTGGTTCTGCAACGCGCTCAGCAACGCCTCGGTGCTCTATGGTGAGAGAGCCATGATCTTTGTGATTGACGGCAAGAGCTGGTTCGGGACTTACGGCGGGCAGACCTACCCGTTCTGCCCGTCCGAGCTCGACGTCATCCTCCACACGATCAAGACGCTCGGTCTGAAGAACGTCATCCACCTGTGCGGCGACTCGCATTTCAGCGACGCTTCTTTCTACCCGACCACCGACGGCAACGGCATCACGGAGCTCCGCAACTCCGCGATCGGCTCGAACCCCAGGAAAAACATCAACGACAACCCGTACCGCATCCCGGGCTCGCTGGTGGACGTCAATAATTTTGGCCGGCTCGTGGTCTCCGGCAGTCGGGGCGCTCACAGCCTTTTATACGAGGTCATCACCGCGGACGGGATCGCCTGGTCGTGGACAAAAAACCAGTAGACGGATCATTTCCGATGTCCGTTTTTTAAAATGATGAAATTTCATCGACTCAAGGTTGCCGCCGAAGCCGTTGCTCTTAAGGGGGTCGTTGGCGGAGCAGGTGACAGCGGCGCCCAAAGGGATAGACATTATTTTTTTACAAAAAAAAAATTTCCAGATCTAAAAAAAAAAATGTCCGGGAGTTTCCTTGCTTGTGCGATCGTCCTGCTCATAATCTCTGTGCTGCAGATCGCCACAACTTCTATCGCTATCCAGGCTTTCCGTGACTATTCCAATCTTCAGCAGAGGATGGACAGCCAGTACAAATTCATGATTACCATGCTCGTGATTGCCTGTCTTGGCGTGATTACTTCTTGTGTAATGATCTATTTCTCCACAAAGATCGTTTAGGATGGTGGTAAATCACACCGCCATCATGCGGCTGTAGCTGTCCTCCGAGAAGCCGCGGGTCCTGGTCTCGTACAAGAGCCAGAGGACGGGGTACAGGAGCCACGTGAAAAACAGAAAAAGAGAGTAAGCCAGGGGTGGGTGGCTTTCGTATGGAACGATCTCTCGTTCTCTCAGACGCTTTTCATGGATCTGTACCATGCGCTCCTTTCGGGTTTTCAGATATTTTAACCAATCGCAAAGGGGGTTTCATGAGTTTGATCCATTGATCCTTACGACAATGAGATAAGATCGAAAGAACGGAAATGTCGTTGAAAAAATCTCGTGTTTTTTCAATATTTTTATCAAAGATATTGAGTTTTTTAATCTTGAGAAAATTCTTGATATGTGTCTTGGATATTTGCTAACATAAGACAAAAAGCTACGCTCATATTTTTAGGCACGTTTCCAAACCTCAAAAAAGAAATCCTTGCACGCTGTTTCCCAGTCTATGTTCAATGCTTTGCTCATTGCTACGCTGAATCCTCTCGTCCTTAACTGCGTGCTGACATATTGATATTGGTTGATATCTTTATAATCATTTTCCATGATAATGAGATTGATGTTTTCGAGGATTTCCGGATAATCCTGAAGGATGTGATAGAAAGCTCCCTCACAGTCAAGGACAAGGGTATCAAATTTTTTGTCATATTTTTTCACGAGATCCGGGTATGTGATCGTTTTCATTTCTGTCCATCCGGGTTCGTCACCTTCCGATCATTTAAACACAGCATTTCATCATCATTCATTGACAAATCATACCATGTTCAAACCAACCTCTCTCGTTAGAGAGAGAGGATCGTGGTCATCGTAACCACGATTTTTTATTTTACGTTCTTGATCAGTATGTTCCGGCTTCCGTTCACATCCCGATCAATCACCAGCCCGCATCTCCCGCATCGGTACTCCTCCGAGCCTCCGACGTCATTCATCTCTCCGCACCGCGTACACGTCTTTGACGTGTACTCCTCCCCTACCACATACAGGGAGGTATTCGTGTTGGAGCATCGGAAACGCAATTTCTGGAGAAACGAGTGAAAAGAAAACATGTACAGCAACCTCTTGGTCATACGACTCAGCTTTTTGCCTCTCACCATCCCTGATATCTTGAACTCGGGGATGACGATATGGTCGTAATGACGAGTCAGGTACGCCACGGTTTTCCAGTGCAGGTCGCTGACACGATTCCTGATCTTTCTCCATTGTCTAAGATCCTTAGTCTTGTCCGCCTCGTACAGCATCGGTATGAGCACCTTGTTTGCGCCCTCTCCGATGCCGACGATTTTCCCCTCCGGATCATATCCCATCAAAAATTTTCTTACTCCCGGATCCAGGCTGATCACCCTCTCTCCACCTCGAGAAACAAAATAAGCTTGGCTCTCGCTCCTCCTGTCGTTCTCGGGGTAGAAATCATAATCCACCGGATAGCAGAAATAATAATGGTCTTTGATCTTGTCGTAGACGATCTCTACTCCCCTAGGAGTGGTACTCGTCGTCAGTTCTCTGAACGAGCTCCTCTGTTTTTTTCCTTGTCGATTGGTGAACCAGTAGGAACTATCGATGTCGCGGAGGAAAGAAGGGAAATTGTGATCCTCAAACAAGACGAATTCTGTCTGCGATTTGGTCTTTTTGCCTCGGAATCGTAGCTGGAAGTCTTTGATGTTCTTGTTATGGTAATTCGAGAGCATGGAGTTGATGTTCTGAGACAGTTTTTTTGCCGCGCCGCGGGGAAGCCGTGAGTGCGGCTTCTCCCACCAGGGCGGATGGATCGTTCCGTGTTTCCCCGTGTCGAGCCTCTGAAAATATCGTGTCTCATCGGATTCCTCGACGTACTCGTATTTGGAAAGAAATTCTCGGATGGAGTAGTACGAGACGGATTTGCGTTTCTTGAGTTCAGGAAACTCCTCTTTACACGCCGAGACGAGGAAATTATAATACCAACGAGATTGATCCATCATCAGCTTGATCTTTTCTTTCTCCTGCGGTGTCGGGAAGAGTCTGCCCTTGAATGTTTTGTAGGATTTTTTCTTGGATGTCTTTTTTGATGGAGTGGCTTCGGAGACCGTTGAGACGGGAAGAGAAAACCGTGATAATGGAGAGGAGGTCATTAACGAGCTCTTGTTCTGGGGACGTTTCTGGTTGATGGAGAACCACGATTTTCCCATTGGAGTAGAAGAGTCGTTCAAACAGGTCAAAACCGAATCGACACAATCGATCTTTGTGGGTAACCACAACTTCTCCGAGATGACCCTTGATTGCGGAGTCCAGAATGGTGAAGAGGCCTTTTCTTTTAAAATTGAGACCTGATCCAATGTCTCGGATAATGATATGGTGAGGGAATCGATGTTGGAACAGATCGGCCTGTCGCTGGAGGTCATCGAGTTGTCCTCGGGTGGAAACTCTACAGTAACAGAAATTTTGTTTATCGGTGTTTTCCTCGGGGGCAAGGAGATTTTTTTTTGGATACCGGTATTGGCCTGAACCGGTGGTGATGAAAGGAATTTATCCCTCGTGTGTCCATCGGAGGAGAGTGGTGTGATGGATATTGAGGAGAAAACAAAAAATTATCAGCGACGATGTAGGTAGTGTAAAATCGGTATCCATTGCTTTCCAACGTATTCTTTCATCACCATGAGCTCTCGATACTGTTGTTGCTGCTGCTGGGTTTGTTGTTTTTTCTGGCGCAGCTCTTGCAAATCTTTCAGGTTTGTTACGATGACGCTGTAGGGATGAACGCCGTCTTCATTCCGACTCAGCATGCTGGTGCCCCGCTCGTAGAATAATCGTACGAGCTCCGAATCCGTTAGGAGTATGGCATAAGTTACGGGCAGAAGGCCCTTCGCATCGGGAGTGTTCAGATCGGCGTACGACCATTGGCTTTCCGGATCGGAAAGCAGGCGGCGAGCCTGGTCGGGGTCGGGATTCTCATCGTCTAGACACTTCATCAGTTTTCGAAAATTTTTTTTACTGATTTTTTGTGTATTCCATTGTTTCTGGAGCTGCTGAGCCTGTTTCTGCAAAATCGGTGTCCGGCATAACGGACAATTCTCTTTGGTAAAGATCCATTTCGAGATACATTCCTTGTGGAAAACATGCGCACACCGACCGAGTCGGTAATCCGGATTGGTCGCGAGGCAGATACCGCATTCTGTCTTTTGTTGTTGCTGATCAGCGACCTGCATCGCCTGCTGCTTTTGCATTCCTGTCTTTTTCTGTTGTTGCTGAACAGCGACCTGCATCGCCTGCTGCTTTTGCATTTTTTGTGTATAGACAAAAAAAAATCAAGACATAAAATGAGCAAAAAGCCGATCGATACGGATCTTTACGAGGAGGTCAGGGAAGAAGCGAAGCGCCGCTTTGCCGTGTGGCCGAGCGCCTATGCCTCTGGTTGGCTCGTCCGCACCTACAAGGCTCGCGGTGGGCGGTACGCGGGTGATCGCCGACGATCGCCAAAAAAGAACGAGGCAACAGGCATCGACCGCTGGTTTCGCGAGAAATGGGTCGATGCCTGCTTCTACCTGGAGACGGGCAGGATGCGCGCGTGTGGGCGCAAGCGCGCCGAGAGCACCAACTACCGACTTCGGATCGTTTGAGATAGACACCGTCATCGGTCATAGGAATCGTCTTTCTTTAAGAAAAACGATTCCTTTAGACCAAAAACATGTTTTCAAAAATAAAAGATTGTGATATCGATGTACAGTTGATCCCCAAAATTTGGTATCCCAACCTCGGGAAACCATCCGTCTGCCAGAGATAGCGGCGTTCTCGATCATGAACCGGAATCCATTGATATCTCGATTATGAGCAGCTATAGTGGCTGAAACCGGATCGCATTCCACCGTCACGAGATTGCTCTGATCTCGCAAGAGACAGGCAATCGTCAATGTATTGCGTCCGATGTTTGTCCCAATCTCCAGCACCACAGCATTTTCATGGATAAACTCAACGCTCATTAATTGCTCTGGGTACTCGTCATCCCATTTTCCACCGGTTAATTGGTACTGATTATGGATCAGAGATAAACGATCTTTAGGATCATGTTCTAAGAGCAGAGAGTGAAAATCAGGCATCGTATAGGGCGGTTCGGTAACATCTATCTTGTCGCTTTCCGGTTTGATGATGGGAACGAACAGGATGCAACAGAAAGGGTTCTGTCGGATCTCAGTTTTTTGTGTCTCCAAGAGGAACTCGAACCGGTCGAGGTCTTTGTTCTCCCACCAGGAATAATGAAAAGACACCAGAAGGGGTATGTGATGCTCGGCGTGCGCGCGGTAGAGATCAGGGAGCACGTTTTCCTCTCCTCCTTCGATGTCCACCTTGATCAGGGACACCTCGTTCGGGTTGATCTCGTACTCCCGGAAGAGTGCGGGTAACGTGAGGGTGGACACGCGGTAGGTATCGGCAGATCCGCCCGGTTCGTGGTGGATGTGACACATGCTGTCGTTCCGGACGGCATCCGGGAGGAAACGGTTGATGCCGAAAGCCACCGTGGTCTCGTGCTCGTGATAAAAAACTTTCGGGATGATGGTGACGTTGCGACAGTTATGACGACAATGTTCACGGAGGGAACGGAGCGCGTCCTCGTCCGCTTCGATCGCATACACATGCGAGGACAGCCGGGCCGCGTACATGCACGTCGTGCCGATCCATGCTCCCACGTCGAGAAAGACTCTGTCTTTGCGCAGGAAACGATCAAATACCTGAAACGTCTCCTCCTCCGATTTTGTATACGTCTCTCTCCAGAAAGACAGATTGCGGTCCTCCGGATCGTCCCGGATCAGGAAATACTGTCCTCTTTTCTCGACCTTGATAAACGATCGCTCGATCTGGCTCATCGATAGCTTGCGCGTGGTGGAAATATCCGACGTCGCTGCGTACATCTTGTGAGTCTCGTACACATTTAACACAGGATTCTCCCTGTACCATGGCAGGTGTTTCGCGGTGAAATTACCGGCCACACGGATATGGAAATGGTGGTTCTCTACATTTTTATTGACCAGGTGGAACGTCGTATCGATGGCTGCATGGTACAGCTCGTACCCGTCCTCACTCTCGATGGGTCTGGTCCAGAACTCTTTCTCCCACTCGTAGATGCTCCTCTCCGCAAAATAAACGCCCTCGAACATGAGGTCATGATCCGCGATATCCAGCGCAAACCCGATCTTGTAACACCCTAATCGGTTCGATAACTCAAAGAGCCGCTGAACAAAATCGTGGGGCAGTCCCGGATGGAACTGCAGATCCGGGTCTGTAAGGATGAAATAGTCGGGCAGCATCTCATACACGTGTCGGTTGTGCTCCAGATCTATCTGCGGAGCGGTGTTTCTTTCGTTGCGTAAGACCCGAATACGGCTCTCGTTCTCTAGACCGTCCAGATAATTCATCGTGTCCTCGTCACGCGAATCATTATCCATCACAAGGATACTATTCCGAGATTTGTCGAATCTCGCCAGCTGCTCGATCGTGTTTTGCACGTACGCGTGGTTATTGTGGCACACAATGACGATCGGTATGTCCGGCATACGACTCCTCTTTTTTTACTCTTATGACCATCTCCTTAACTAAAAAAGTAGTGAGAGCAAGAGCCAGAGGACGATTGTGGCGTGGGTGGTGGTGTCTCGGTCGGGAAAGAAAAAAAAAGTAATGGTAAGTAATGTTCTTACACCGGGATCGTTTTTTTTTTTTCAGGCAGATGTTTCTCGTTTTTTTTTCTCAGCCAAGGCATTCCTGGATGTACTCTTTGATGAAGGCATTTGGGTTCATGCCGTTTATCATCCGGTAGGTGTCCGCGCTCTTGCGGATCTCGTCCGGGTTCGGCAGCGCTTTTTTGACCGTCTCCTCCGGCAGCGACCGGATCATCGGATGCTGGAGCAGGCGGTAGTATTTCCGCCAGGCCTCGTCCTTGTACGAGTTCGTCCTGCCCAGTCCCGCCTCACGGAGTCTGCCGCGGAGCCGTTCTCTCAGCACGTCGTGGCGGCTCGTCTCGCTGAAGACGAGCCGGATCTTGTGGTCGCCCTCCCGCTCGACGGCCACCTCTTTGTACCGCTTTTCTTCCCCGTCGCGGTAGTGAACGGATGCCAGGATCTTTTCCGGGACGGTGCCGTCCCGGTGCATGGCACGGATCTTGGCTTTCTGCGTCTTGGACAGCAGGCTCAGCGGGTCTCTGATCTCGATCTCCATTTCTATCTCGTGCACCGCATCTTTAGATCTTCCAACGATTGACGGACTAAAATTTTTTCGGTAAAAAATTTTACATCTTTGGATTCATACGCGGCAGGCTTCATCATCGGCCGCGAGACACGATCACCGTCGCCATCCGCGTCTTGTCTCCGTACACCATGACCCCGGCGCGGGTGGCTAAGGGCGGAACAACCGGATGAACTCCAGGGTCTTCTGCGTGGCCGGGGATGGCCTGATGACATCGAGGGCACGCAGCATCGTCACCCGGCGCAGAGCCGCGTCGCCCCCCGCCTGACACGGCTCGATCTCCGGCGTGGGGATGAGCTCGAACCTCGTGAGGATCGAACGGATCACGTAGAGGATCTGCAGGACGCTCGCCTCGGTAAGCGGGAGGATCTCGGATCTCGTCGCCTCGGTCGTCGTCAGGTGAAGGAGCCTAGAGAACACGTTGAGATGGATCTTGAGATGGTAGTGCGGCGCCGTGTGCACCGCGGTTCTTTCCACGACCTCGATCTCGATCCCCGGGAGCGCGCGGAAATAGACCCAGCCCACCCCGGGCTGGTGGGAAGTGAGCCTCTGGTGGGCGTATGCCAGGGCTCTGTCGAGGATCCTCTGCGGCGTCTTGGGCGCCAGGTACGAAGCCACGGCGGCCTTCAGCGTGGACGGCAGAACCTGCTGGCGAATGCGCTGAGCGGTGGATAGATAGATCGTCTTTTTTGTAGATTTTTTTTTTTCAACGGACCCGTCGAGGTGTATTTTGTGTTGTTCCTCTGTATCCTTGATGTCTTGCTTGTCGGTATAGACGACGAGCACCCGCGTCTGAATCTCGGACGTGTACCGGCGGTAGAACTGCGAGAGCAGCGCAAGGCGCGGAAATACGACGAGGACGCGATCCTGGTCTTCGATCTCAGTCTCCCCGCCTCGAGGAGCGATTTGCCCGTGGGAAACTCGTAGCGGATCTCGCGCTTGCCCTCGGCCTGCGCGTCCAGACGCATCTGCTTGGCAAGCTGTTGGCGTTCCGTGAGAACCATCTGTGTTTGGGATAGACCAGAAATCAGTATCGAGACTATTCTCAGCTAAAATGCGATCCCGTAAAAATTTTCATTTTTTGTTACCGCCGCGATCCAAAACGGCTTAAAGACGTGCGAACCTAAGAAAAACCACAATGACTATTCATCGGCTCTCGAATCCGCACTCGTTCGTCCGTGAGTGCCGCCAGAAAGGCATCCGCTTCGAGCACCTCCTCGAGGCCGTCGCGTGCATGGGCCAGCAGAAGGTCTGCGGCCTGTTCGAGGGTCGCTCGGCGAGGGGCGGCGTCGGACACATCTCGGCGGGCACGCTTCAGAACTGGCTCTGCACGTTCCAGTTCTCGAGAGACCATCCCGGTGTCCCGGACAACGACCCGTTCCAGTCCCGCGGCATCCAGAAAAAAGGAAACGAATACGACGATTTTGTCAGGATCGTCATGACGCCGATCGAGGAGGACACACGGCGGTCGTGGGAGACCATGAGCCTCCAGAGGCTCGGGGACGAGGCCATCCGGCACGGCATGACGCTCGGTATCCGCAACACCAAGGCCATCCAGAACCTCCGGGAGCGCATGATGGAGATGTACCGACGGCGCCGAGAGCGTTTCTGGGATGCGCCGACCGACGACGCGACCGCAGACAATGACGAAACTCAAGAGTACAGGCTCCATAACATCTTTACGCTCCACGAGATGGCCAAGCAGCGGGGCATCCCGTCCGCGCACATGACCAAAGACGAGATCATCAAGTCTCTGGAAGAGAACGACAACCGACCACCACAGCAGACGGAAGCACCGCACGACTACGACAAGATGAACTCGCGCCAGCTCAAGGAGCTCGCAAAACAGCGATCCTTCACCGTATACAACAACCTCAATAACACGAGCCTGCGTGAGCTCCACCGGCAGTACGACGAGGCAGTGAAAGATAAAAAAGAGGAGGCGCTCACCACCGCGACACAAACAGATGGAGAAGTATCGGAGTTTCACCTTACACACGAAAACGGAGAAAGATACCCCATCCTCATCCGTGAGGACGGGATGGTCAATGCCACGCTCTTATGTAAGGCAGCGGATAAACAATTTGTCCATTACCAACGCAATGATAGGGTTCAAGCATTTATTGAAGCCGTAGAAACCGATTTGCAAAAAAGCAGAACGGAACTCATCATCGTTAGACAAGGAGGTGATCCTCATCTCCAAGGTACATGGGTACACCGCTTGATCGCGATTGATTGTGCCCGATGGCTGAACCCGAGATTCGCGCTCCAGGTCATCAAATGGACAGACGAGCTCCTGACCAGAGGCTCAGTGAGGATCGAGCGGCCGCTCCTCCCCATCCTCGATCGTAGCGACCTGGACATCGAGGCCGAGACGCTCGAGTCCTCGTGCGATCTCAGCACCAACACCAACAATCCTTCCCTGTATGTCGCCTACATCGGGGACGGCCTCGTAAAAGTCGGGTACTCGTCCTGTTTCCCGAGACGCGAGTCCAAGCATCTGTCCTCCGAGTCTCCGTTCGGACAGTTCCGGCTCCTCCGCGTCTTTGAGATCAGCAGCCAGAGCATCGAGACGCAGATCCACGGCCTCCTCGACCGGTACCGAGCCGTCTACCAGAAGCAGAAAGAGGTCTACCGGCCTTCAGGCTCGTTGGAAGAGTTTCTCGGACACGTCGATCACCTGCTCCGTAAGAACGACCTCCGTCTCCAGCTCCAGAAGGCGCGCGAGGAGATCATGAGGCTGCGTCTCGTCAATGCCGAGCTGGAGCTCCGGATATTGAAGGGGACGGCGTAAGAAATAAATATGGATGAGTCATCTGAATAAAATATTTTTCAAAAAAATATTTTTTCTTTCTTTGGATAGAGAAGCGATCCCGGCAATCGCCACACGCGCCCCGTGCGACGAAGACCGACGGATCCGACAATAACCTCAATCGCATCGGATTCTCTATCTCGAAGAGGCTTTGGTGGCGATCCGGCGGTCGTTCCGGCACGACGGACACCGCCTCCCCCGCAGCAGATCCTGGTATCGGATCTCGGCCTCGACACCGCACGAGCACCGGTAGCGCAGGTTCTGCTTGTTGTTTCGGTACTCATCTTTAGGCGTCAGGAGGACGCACCCGCGCAGCTCGAAATCGCGCATAATGATCTCAGGATCCAGTTTTTTGTTCTGGCACTTCGGACACTGGGCTTTCCGATCCGGTCTTCTCAGGTTGCCCACGTAGGTTGACGACTCCTCCCCGCACACGCAGCGGTAGCGCACCATCTTCCTACGGGTCGTCGGATGGGTCTCAATGCCCAGCAGCTCAAAGCCAAGCCGGTCGGTGATTTCACGGATCTCTTGTTCCATTTCTTGATCTGTGGGAAACATCATTGTTTGGCGATCAGTTTTTTGCCATCGTAGACATAGATCTCATACGCGAATCCTCGTTCCTCAGCCGCTTTTTTCTTTCTCATGATCTCGTCGCGATCCCGGTCCAAGAGATAGGTGGACTTGACCTCCACCATGCGGTTCTGGCTCTGGATATAGAAATCGACGTAGTGCCGGTGTGTCTTGCCCTCCGCGTCCGTCCAGAAAACGGCCGGGACGTCTCTACGGGCAAAAACGATGTCCTCCTCGGCAAGATTCTCTTCTGCAAAAAACGTCTCCAATGCCAGCGGCTCGTAGCCCTGGACGTGGATAATGTTACCGGACGGGAGCATGTATTCTTTGCGCTGGTGGAGAGCGGTATGGAGCTGCTTCTCCATGAATTCGGGAACGTGTGCAGCGTTCCGTTCGCCGTACCGCTCCTTGACGTTTTCACACTGAAACGTATACTCGACGCCTCGGAGAGTTAGGTTGGTTTTTCGGGTTTTTTCCTGGATCGCCTCCAATTGCTGCGGATACTCGACGCCGTATCGATCCATGCATGTCGCGTTCTTGATGGCCATCGTCTCCGGATCTTGGAGGGGATAGGCAACGCCGAAGCGCTCTAGCATCGTCTCGTTCTTTCGCGCAAAGATCTCCGGATGCTGGAGCGGGTGCTCCACGCCGCGTTTCTCGAGGTTGGTCTGGATCTTTTGTTCTTTGATTTCCGGAATCTGCGAGACGTGTTTCACGCCGTAGGTGTTTTTCACGGTCTCGGTGATTTTTTTCTTGATCGGCTCGGCCTGCGATACGTGATCTACACCGTACCGCTCCTGAACCGTTTTTGTGATGCGTCCGTAGATCTCTGCGGACTGTGTCGGGTTCTGGACGCCGTAATTCGCTTCCAGCGAGGCCTTGTGCTTCTCTCGGAATGACTCGACCTGCATCGGGTTCGGCGCGCCGTGCCTCTCCAGACAAGACTCCCTCATCCTGGCCATGACGTCCTTGTTCTGCGCCGGCGCGATCGCCCCGTATTTTTCCAGGTTTGTCTTTTCCACTTTTTTCCGGATCTCGGCATTCTTCATCACGTTTGTCTGGCCGTAGCGCTCCAGACACGTCTCCTGCGTCTTCTGCTTCCGGCTCGTGTACGAACATTTCTTGCAGAGCGCCGTTTTTGTCTTGATCAGCTGGTACAGGATCCGTGAGACCGGTGTCTCACAGGTCGTGCACGCGCACTCCACCCGCAGGTCGCAGTGGAAGCGCTCCTTGCTGTAGTCGTTCATCAGCCGGATGCCGTGCTCGTCGCAGAACGCGACGAGGTTCTCGTTAGAATATTTGGACATGATGGTTTGACGAGATCACAGTGGGACGGTCTTTCCCATCAGTTTTTTGTAACGGCATGGAGGTTTTGTTTTCTTACGTTTTGTAAGAGAATGAACCTAATTTTCAATTATCCCTTTTGCTCAACCATTCAACTGGAGAGGGGAAATTGTTTGTCCTGATGATTCATGATCTTACGGATCAATTCTTCTTTTGTTGGGGCGAATTGAAGGATACCGAATTGTCGGGCAATGATTTTCAAAGATAAAATTTTCTGTTTTTTAAGCATCTCATGGGTGAAGCCAGGGTGGCTTTCGTATGGAACGATAATTGTATTATTCAGGATCTCTCGTTCTCTCAACCGCCTTTCATGGATCTGTTTCATGCGCTTCTTTCGGTTTTTCAGATATTTCAACCGATCGCGTTCCTGATCTGTTATCATGAGGTGGATGTTTTTGTTCAGGGTTGGTTTCATGAGTTTGATCCAGTGATCCTCACGGGCAATGAGATCAGGGGTAGGTATATCATCTTCGAGGCATTCGATTATAAATTTTTCTTTCCCGCGTTCTCTCATAAACGCGTAAAGAGGTGTCGTGCCTTTGTTGGAGGCGGAGCGGTGCTGTATGAGACGAAATTCAAGAGAACTTTTAGTGGAACCAATATAAAAATAATGAGTATCCGCGTTATATTTAATTATGTAAATCCTACCCGGTTTGTTTTCTATATTAGTCTTGGGGGCAATCATATTGAGACTTGGTTTCAACGACTGAAAATAGGAATGTTCTTTCTCTCGCAATTCAGAAATACAGACGCATTCAATAGTTTCTAACGATTCAATCCTGAAATGTCCGGTACCGATCTCTCTCATCAGATCATATAATCTTCCGGGCTTGTTGAGGTTGGCATTGCTCCGATGCGCTTTGAATCGCTTAGTGAGCGTCTGGATAGTGGATCCGATGTAGACGTCCTCGTTCACATCATTGACAACGCGATAAATATGACCAATCATGTGGTAGTGTTGATCATGATTCAGTCTGAACGCATCATTTTTTGACATGTAAATTTTACAGCGAGGGACTGTAAAAGTTTTTGAAAAATCGTCGATAAAATGTAGCGAGAAAATACACCTAAAGGACCGGAAATCCCAACGCGCCCCCCGAGATGCGGATTATGTTGTTGTTCACGGCGGTCACAATAAACTGATAGGTCTGGGCCCGGAGGAAGACGGGCAGCTGGGAGCCGGAGGAGCCGGCAAGAGCCTCGAAAGTGAGGTTCTTGGGCTCGGCGGCCACGCGGGCCTCCACGGAGGCGGTGGGGATGATGGAGACGTTGGTCAGTTTGCCGTAGTTGGTGCTGCCTAGAGGATCCAGGGTGATGAAATCGAGGGAGTAGGAGTATAGGTGGTAGCCGGCCACGACGGGGATGACGGGGGCGGCGAACCAGGGCTCGACCAGGGAGTAGTAGTCGGAGCCCATCTGCGCGAGACGCTGGGTGTTCTCGTAGATGAGGGAGGTCTCGGCGATGGGATCGGAGCCGGGGAAATGCTGGTCGATGAGCAGGGAGTCCTCGTAGTCGGTCTTGCCGACGACCTGGGTCTCGCGGGTGGTGTAGTTGGACCAGTAGGAGGGGACGGTGGTGTTGCGCACCGAGAAGAACAGCACCTTGATGGCGTGGGAGAAGCGGATGTCGTAGGACTGGTTGGGGTTCTGGAAAGGGTTGAAGGACTGGATCGGGGCGGTCTGCACCTGCTCGATCAGGATGTCGCGGGGAGCGCAGGCCATGCGCTTGCGCTCGTCGTTGGAGACGATGGCGTAGTTAGCCCACACCTGGACGGAGGACAGCTCGGGGAGGGTCGTGCCAAAGTCGGCCAGGACGGGCACGCGGGAGATGACGATGGACTCGTTGGTGTCCAGGAAAGTGATGTAGTCCCAGGCGACCAGCAGCTCGTAGTAGTTGCGGATCGAGAACTGGATGCGCATGTCGTTGTAGGGGAGGGCGGCGGTGGGGAGAGCCACGCCCGAGTCCCGAGAGTAGAAGAAAGGCAGGGGCAGGTTGAGCACCTTCTGGGGGAGGGCCTTGCGGGGGGTGATGAGGTCGTCGGTCATACCGATCATGTTCAGGTAGCCGATCTGCTTGCCGGAGGGGGTGGTGAAAGCCGCCCAGAAATCCAGCTGATAGTTATCGAAACGCGCAGCCACCAGATCGTTGAAGGTGATGGCGGCCTCGCGGATCAGGTTGTGCATGAGGTTCGGCGTCCACGACACGTAGGTATCAATAGTGATGTCGCGGCCGTCGCGCTTGCTGCCGTACGCGGGGATGGTCGCCACAGGGGGGAGGACCAGACGCACCCAGGTGTACAGCAGGTAATCACCGGCACGAGAGATAGACACCGACCACTCCTGGCTGAAGCCGGGCGTGCCCGAAGCGCGCGAAAGAACGACGGGGACTTGCGTGAACCACGTGGCTTTGCGGGTCTGGCGGACGAAATAGGCGGTGGCGTCGTTGCCGCCGTACATGTACTTCTCCAGCTCATCATAGGTGGCCAGATCGATAAAACCGGAGGTCAGGTTCGAGGTGACGATCGACATGCTCTTGTTTTATTGGGTCGTAGAAAAAAAAAAAAATTACAAAATTTTTTTTTTTCACAGTCTTTAACCTGCCTCCGAATCGTCCGGTTTGGTCTTTTCTGGCAAGGCACACCGAAAAATTTTACCCAACACGATGCGTCTTAGATCGTTTTAAAAAAATGGTCTAAAGAGATAACGACCTCCAAGAAATGACGACTCCAGAAAACACGACGACCGGGCTGCGGGTGGGCGAGGACGGGTTTTTGCGCTACACGCTGACGATGGACAACGAGGAACGTTTCGAGATCCCGATGCGAGAGGACGGCTGGGTCAATGCGACGCAACTCTGCAAGATCGCGGGGAAGCGCCTTATGAACTGGATGCGACGGGGCGAGACTAAGAAGATGGTCGAAATAGCGTTAGCTCAAATCCGGTCATCGATCACGGATGGGTCAGAACAACCTACATCCGTCATTCAGATCAAAAAAGGAGGTATTTCTTGGATACCGGCATGAATCCAAACAACAAGCGACCACGGGTATACCGGTCTAAAGAATGAGAAACAGAGATAAAAATGACAACGTCGATCGATAAGAAGCTGATCGGAGGCATCCTGGACTACAAACTCACCCTGGCCGATGGGACGGAGTTTTTCATCCCCGTAAGGGAAGACGGGTACATCAACGCGACCCGGCTATGCGAGGCGGGCGGGAAAAGATTGGATAATTGGATGAGGCTGAAAGAAACCAAAGAACTCATCGTAAATAGACAGGATGCCGATACCTCACATGTGAGGGATCGGGACGGAGAGAGCCGGATAGCCAAGGCTAATCAGGAAATTATACATGTCTACAAAGGTGGGAATAATAAACATCATCAGGGAACATTCCTCCATCCCCATCTGGCCATCAACCTGTGTGAGTGGCTCTCCGTGGATTTCAGGGCTCAGGTGACAAGATGGGTTCACGAGCTCATCGTAACGGACAGGGTAGAGATCGGTCATGAGAAACCGCTCGATGAGATCCATGAAAAGATGACGGAAGACATCAGAGGACTCCAACAAGAACTCGAGGAGTACAAGGGAAAACTATCCGAAAAAGAAAAACTACTTACCGAGGCACAGGATATCATCTTGTCGCATCGACAAAACGAGAAAACTATCCTGCAACGGTACGAAAAATTGTATGTCAATCACCAGGCTTTCCTGAAAAGAAAGAACCTGTACAAGCTGCGCGAGGGTCCGTGTGTGTACCTCCTCAGTTTTCCGGATGTAAATCATGAAGAGGGTGAGATCACCAAACTCAAGATCGGTAAGACATCGAATATTACGGAACGCGTCTCTGGATTCAGGACGTCCAATCCTTACGTCCAGTTATTATTCCTCCTCTATACACCGAACTTTACCCTGGTCGAGTCTTTTATCAAGACCAAATACGACGCCAATCTGAGTCCGAATAACCATGAATTCTTTACGGGTGTCGGGCTGGATGATCTGAGGACATCCATCCTTGAATTCTCGGCCATGCTGGGATCGGATTTTTTGGTGGAGAAGGAGGAGGAACTGGAAAAATTCAACACGCACATCATCCGGGTCGAGGATGTGACGGAAAATCAGATCCAGGACACGCGACTATTCCGTTGCGGCGGTCACAGGCATGTCACGGAAGGAGACCGATACCTGACTACAGAAAATTTTTTCAGGAACAAGACGACCAAGACGGGATTCTCGAGGCTGTGCAAGAACTGTATCCTGACTTCGGTATACGGGGAGAACAGGAAGATAAGAGAAAAGACCATCATCCCCGAATATGATATCACGACACATAAATGGTGCGGCAGGTGCAAGACCGTCCGACCGCTCCAAGAATTTTATAACGACAAGATGTCCAGAGATGGTCTGTGTCCGAATTGTAAGACCTGTAAGAGGGATCAGAAACAATTACAAAAACAAAGAAGCAAGGAATCATGCCCACAAACCTCCTAAATTTACCGATCGGATGCGTAAGGACGGCTGGCTGGATGCGTAAGGCGGATCAGAAGCGCTCGTTACGCGAAAAAAAGACCACTACGACCATAAACCCCGTGACACATCGATTTGTCGGCATAACGGTCTAAAGACAATGAAAACTAGATAAAATCATGACAAGCAAGGAGTTCCTGAAGATCAACACGCTGATCCACTGCCGGCTCACGCTCGAGGACGGGACGGAGTTTACGATCCCGATGCGCGAGGACGGATACATCTACGCGACCAAGCTGTGCAACGTGGGCGGGAAACTAATGGGACACTGGTTAGAACTGAAAGAGACCAAAGAGTTAATCCAAAAAATCCAGTATAAATTGGATGGACAAATGTCGATATCGGAATCCAGAGATCGAAACCAAAACGATAAAAATAACACGTCGATATCGGAAATTACGGATCACAAAGCATCGGATATTGAATTGATATCAAAAAATACGGGTCATAAACAAGCGGTTGAGGTTCACAGAGGTGGAAACAGATACCAGCAAGGAACCTGGATTCACCCGGATCTCGGCATCCACCTGGCTCAGTGGATCAGCCCCGAGTTCTCTCTGCAGGTGAGCAAGTGGGTACGCGAGCTCCTGGTGAGTGACGAGGTCAGGCTGGGCTCGGAGAAATCAGAGAAAGAGATCTCCGAACGCTACGAGGCGATCATCGCCGAGCTTCAGAACAAAATCGACCGTTCGGAAAACACCATCATCAGCATCACCAATGAGTGTCGCTATCTTTTGTCCAAATACAAGGTCATCCAGAACACGCATCGTTCCTACCTCCGACGAAAAGAGCTGTACAGGCTGAAAGAGGGTCCCTGCGTGTACCTGATCAACATGTCCGAGAACGAGTCAAAGATCAAGATCGGGTACACGGGGGACATCACGAATCGTGTGAGCGGGTACCGAACGAGCAGCCCGTTCTGTCGGCTTTTGTACCTCGTGTACACGCACGAGAACGTCCTGGTCGAAAAATGTATGAAGACAAGATACCACAAAAACCTCTTACCTAATAACAGCGAGTTCATCACGGACGTCTCCGCGGAGGACATCAGACAAGCCCTCATCGACATGATGAACTCACTGAGCATCGAGTACACGGAGCAGACAGAGGAGGAGCTACGGAGATTCAACCAGCACAATGTCGCGGCGGAAGAGGTTGAACAGCTGGACATCGAGCCAGAGAACTGGGACGAGGATAGCCTCAAGCGCTGCGGTGGGTTCGGGCACAAAGACGAGGCCTCGAGGATGCTCCCCCGACGAGAGTTTTTCAGGAACCGGTCGAACCGCGACGGGTACGCGCGGATCTGCAAGAACTGTTATCTGACGATCCAGTACGGTGACGAGCGCAAGAAAAAAAAGATCGTCCAGATCCCGCCTTTCGACACGACGACACACAAATGGTGTAATCGGTGTGAGACGGTACGGTCGCATGATGAGTTTTATAACGACAAGATGACGAAAGACGGCCTGGGGGCAAACTGTAAGATCTGCAAAGCACATCAGAAACGAGATTACCTCGCCAAGAAAAAGACGGTTGTCGCTACGGAAGCGACTGACGCAAATCAATCTCTCTGAAGCATCGGTACTATTTTTGGTCGTAGGACAGGATCGTCTGTACGGCCGTCGTGGATTCTTTGTAGCCATCAAAGAACAACCTCACAAAAGACAAAAAAACATCCGGCGGGGTTTTTCGGAGGTGATCCAGCCAGCCTTCATCCGTCCGGGTTGTACCGCACAAACACGACGGGTGAGACTCTGGCTGATGTTGACCATCCGCGCGCACTCGCACGATATTCCTGACGGTCTCTGATAACGGTTTCCGACACATGGAAATCTTAAAATAAAAACTGAAACGCATTTGGAGCTCCTTTCTATTTTTCTCAAGATGTCATCAATACAATACGCTGTATCTTTCATCGTAATCCTCAGCGATCCAGAGAAACGATCCATAACGGGAGGATGGTTGAATATCCAACCAGATTTCCAACGCGAATACGAGTTCCGACCAGCAGTCTGGAGAGGCATGCTTATCGGGACGATGTTTTTGAAGAGGATGATGTGTCCGATATGGACGGTATTCAACAAGGACGAGAATAGCGACGAGGTTCTGGACGGACAGCACCGCCTCATGACGATCAAGGCTTTCATCAATGACGAGTTCGTTGTCGAAAACTCTTGGATTCCTGAGATCCACGGAAAACGGTTTTCGCAACTTGACCCTGATGCTCAACAGCTCATCCTCAATTACAACATCCCTTTCAACAAGCTGGGTTCAGAGTATCGCGACAATCCAGACATGCTTTTCCAGACGTTTGAGATGCTCAACAAGGCTTCGAAACCGTTGAATAGACACGAGGTGTACAAGCCTCTGCGGATCGGGTACTACAGGCTGCTGGCTCCGTATGTGGAGCGTTTTACCGGAACACCGCTTTTTCAAGGAAAGAATCATCGGGGTTTGTTCGAGTCCCGACTCACACAGATCCAGGCTTTTCTGGATATGGATCTGGAGAAAAATGACATGCTGTATTTTTCCTCACAGGAGGATCTGAAAGAAAAATGGTGTGCTCGATACATTGGTTCAAATGCGGGACAGATCCGGGAACGCTTTGAGAAAAATAAGGAAAAGATCCGACAGGATCTAGACCAACTTTTTTTTGTCCAGGACAGCCTTACAAAACACGGCATGTTTCGTGGGAACGATGGGCAGGATGCAGTGTCCAAACACACGATCCTGATCTTTATGATCGTCCTCGGACTGATGACAAGGATGTATGGTACGGATCAGTCTCTCCATCCAAAGATCGCAGATTATGTGAAAAACAGCGTTCTGCCGGATCTCGTGGTTTTTTCTGGGTGCGATAGCCGGGATGGGCGGTTTCAGAAAGCGTGTCTCCGCCGATTATGGAGAGAAATCCGCGGTATCTCACGGACCGTATAGATTATGACCGATAAAACAATTATTTTATCGCGTCTCAGAAATGAGTCGACCCCTCCGTGTCGGAACCGACTGTAGCGGCATCGAGGCACCCATCCAGGCGCTCCTGAGTGCCGGTATTTCTTTTGTCCACGAGTGGGCATGTGAGGTGGATCCGATGGCCGCACAGAGCCTCCGAGCCAATTATTATCCCAAGCGTTTCTACACTGATATTTTTACGCGTGATCACCACAGGCTTCCATCCATCGATCTGTACGTCTGCGGCTTCCCGTGCCAGAGTTTTTCCATGCTCGGGCAGCGCGCCGGTCTCTCCGACCGGCGGGGGATCGTTTTCTTTGCCTGCGTGGATACGATCCGTGCCTGCCTGCCCAAGATATTCATCCTCGAGAACGTCCCCGGCCTGCTTACACACGACTCCGGGCGGACGTTCCAGCACATCCTCAAGATCCTGAATTCGATCCCGGGATATACCGTCTACCACGAGATCCTGAACACAATGGATTTTGGGCTGCCCCAGCACCGCCGGCGCGTCTTTATCGTTGGGATCCGCGGCCGCCACCGCGCGTTCCGTTTTCCTGAACCCGTCCCGCTCCGTCTGTCCGTCCTGGATATCCTGGAAAAAAAGAAACCGACCGATCCAAAACTCTACCAGCTGACAAGCCATAAAAAGGCGCTGCTCTCCGAGCTGCTGCGACGCGGCAAGATCGATCGTCTCGACGAGCCGTGGCTCGTCAACCTCAATGTCTCGAGCGCCGATCGAGCCGGATGCCGCAGAGCCGTCTGCCCATGCCTGCTCGCCGGCGAGGGCGGGAATTGCATCTACTACCTTACGAGTATGAGGCGTCGGCTGACGCCCCGGGAGTACCTCCGTCTCCAGGGTTTCCCGGATTCGTTCCGGATCGTTGTCCCACCGCGCTTCATCTACAAGCAGGCCGGGAACTCCATGTCTGTTCCTGTGCTGGCTGCCCTGTACCGCGGCATTTTCCAGTGTTTTTGATTTGATTTTTTAGTAACCGACCGACAAAGACCTTTTTTTTCAGATTTACTCGGAAAAGAAAATGAAAAAACCAAGGAGCGTCAAGATGAGCCCGTGCCACAGCAGCCAAGAAAACGAGACCGTTTCCTTGTGCTCAACAACCGGAGGTCGAGCCGGCGGCAAAGCCGCCGGCGCGCGTGGAATGGGCGCGTTCTCGACGAGCATCCTCCGCACGAGCATGCGGATGAATCGTGCGTCTTGACGGAGGAGGCCGAGAACCTGCTTGGTCGGCGCAAAATTGTTTTCCTGACGGTAGGCTCGCCACAGGGAGGAGCGCATGACCGTAAAGAAAATCTTTTGGAGACGATCCTGGGGGAGAGATCCGTTGGGGTGTCGGTTGCAGTAGGGACACGGGATGCCGCCGCAGCGCTCGCACGGGTAGAGGATTTTCTGGAGGGCGATCCTGTACTTGTTGTCATCTCCGCGCTTCTCCTCGTCGCGCAGCCGGCGGATCGCCGTCCCGTTCTGCCGGCAGTCGCGAAAGACCTTGCTGTCGATACCGAACGCGCGTCCGTGGAGACGGCCGTTGGGACGGATCCTCTTGTACAACACCTTGCGATGCCGCTGTAGAGCGAGGCGTCGCACGTGCCTGTCCGTGATGTGGTTGGCGCGCTGGTAGAGTCGTTCCATGACCTGGAATCAACGAAAAAAAAAAAAGATTAAGGATAATCGTTGTTTTAACATTCGTAGAGTTTGTTACGACATGGTGGATTCAGTTTTTAGGGACGGTTTCGACGGCCACCGATCTTGCGGTTTCTGACGAAGCGCATCGGTTCGTCCGCGTCAAAATCCGGGTAGAGCATTTTTTCGTAGCGCGGGTCCGCCCTCCGGTGGATGTCTCTGGGATCAAAATCGTGGTACGTCTTTTTGTGGAACGGCGTGTCTTTCTGGTCCTTGTAGTACGGGATGTTGACCGGAAATTCGATACCCGGTCTCGTCCGGAGCAGCGACGAGAGAGACGACATGATGCCACGGAGGTCGCGGAGCAGATCCTCGTACGTGATCAGCCGGTAATGCCGGACGAGCCCTGGCATCGATTCCACCAGGAATCGATTCTTGACGTGTCGCATCTCAAAGATGTTTCTGTAGCGCCCGCCCGTTTCCAGGTTCCTGTCCGTCATGATCTCGCGGCCCTCCTCGTCGACCGAGTAGAACTCGTGGCTCAGGAACGTGGTCGCGTCCCGGCAGAGATCCGGTGGCAGGTGGTGCCGGTGGTGGTACAGCGAGCCGATCCAGTCGTGTAGATTCCGTACAATGCCGATAAACAGGACGTCGTCGCTATTTTCGAGATTATGAAAACCAAAGAAATGCTTGTGGCCGTACCCCGAGACGATCTCGACGTCGAAATTGGCGAGCAGCAGCTGCTCCAGGTAGTTCGTTCCGCTGCAGCGCTCGCCGTAGAGGACGACTCTGCGGATCATGTGCTCTACAAGAAAGAAAGATATTTTTACGCGGAGCAGGCCTGGCAGATCTCTTTCTCACGCTCGGGATCGATGGTAAAATTCTGCGAGCTCGTGGCCGCCCGCGTGCGGAGGTAGTAGCAGCCCGTCTTGAGCTCTTTCCGCCACCCATAGAAATGGATCTTGGTCAGGATCGTCGGATCGGGCTTGGCCAGGTGGACGTTGAAGCTCTGGCTCTGGTCGATAAACATCTGCCGGTCGGCGGCCATGTCGATCTGGCTCTTGAGTGGGATCTCCCAGACCGTGCGGAACACCTCCTTGATGCGTCCCGGCAGATCCATGGCCTGGACGGAGCCCTTGTACAGAACCAGCGACTGGACGGTGATCTCGTTCCACGAGCCCGCCGTCTCGAACAGATCATGGAGAAACCGGTTGACGACGTAGAACTCGCCGGCCAGCGTCCGCCGCACATAGAAATTGCTCGTCAGCGGCTCGAAAGACTCGGTGTTGCCGAGGATCTGCGACGTGCTCGCCGTCGGCATGGGCGCGAGGAGCAGCGAGTTCCTGATCCCGGTCCGCACGATCTCTTTCCGCAGGCTCTCCCAGTCGTGTTCCGGCGACAGGATCGTCGGGTCAAAGCTCTTGAACTGCTCGAAATGAAAGACGCCGCGGCTCAGCGGAGAGCCCTGGAACGACTCGTAGGATCCGTCCGCCCTCGCGAGCTCGAGGCTCGCGCGGAGCGCGTGGTAATACATTGTCTCAAAGATCTTGCGGTTCAGCGCGCGGGCGGCGTCCGAGTCGTACGGCTCGAGCATGGCCATAAAGACGTCCGCCAGGCCCTGGACGCCGATCCCGATCGGCCGGTGGCGCGTGTTGCTCCGGCGGCACTCCTCCAGCGGGTAGTGGTTCTTGTCGATGATGACGTTCAGGTTGATGACGAGGCTCTTTACCACCCGTCCGAGCCGCTCGAAATCAAATTCGGGACACAGGTAGTCTCGCCACATGTCTGAAAAACCGCCGGCGTGCTCGCCGTCCAGGTAGACGATCGGGTAGGTCGTCTTGCCAACGAGCCGGTGCCGGTGCTCCTCCGGTACCTCGTCCGCGTCGTGTTTCTCGAAACGGATGCCGCGCTTCTTGAGCAGCCCCTCGAGGAGCTGGCAGTAGATGCAGTATTTCTTGCCGACGATCCACAGGCGGTTGTCCAGCGACCGGACGTCGCGCTCGCGGACACACGAGATGAGCGAGATGGATGCCAGGTTGCACACGGCGTACTCGTTCTCGTCGCTGTACTCGATTATCTCGCAGCAGAGGTTGCTCCCGCGGATCGTCCCCAGGTTCTGCTGGTTGCTCATGCGGTTGCACGTGTCCTTGTACAGGATGTAGGGATTCCCCGTCTCGATCTGCGAGCGCACGATCTCCTGCCACAGCTCACGGGCGCGCATCTTGGTCGTGTACCGGCCCTCCTCGATGTAGCGCCGGTAGAGGTCGTCGAAGCGCTCGCCCCACACCCGGCCGAGCCCCGGGCAGTCGTTCTCGGACATGAGATACCAGGAATCGTCCGCCTCCACCCGGCGCATAAACTCGTCCGGGATCCACAGCCCGTAGAAAAGGTCGCGGGCGCGCTCGTCCTCGCTGCCGGTGTTCCGGCGGGCCAGGACGAAATCCAGGATGTCCGAGTGCCACGGCTCGATATACATGGCGAACGCGCCCTTCCTCTTCCCGCCGCCCTGGTCGATGTACCGGCTCGTGTCGTTAAAGACGCGGAGCATCGGCAGGATCCCGTTCGAGTACCCGTTCGTCCCGTAGATGTATGATTTCTTGGCCCGGATGTTGGTGATGTTGATCCCGATGCCGCCGGCATACTTGGAGATCGCCGCGGCGTGCGAGACCGCGCGGAAGATCCCGTTCACGCTGTCCCCGATCCCCATCAGGAAACACGAGGCCATCTGTGGGTGAACCATCCCGGCGTGGTACAGCGTCGGTGTCGCGTGGATGGCCGCGCCCCCGTGGAGCAGGCGGAACGTGTCCGCGACACGATCCCAGCGGTCGTTGTGGAGGAAGAGCGCGATCCGGAACCACAGGTGCTCCGGCCGCTCCACCACGCCCTCGTGCGTGCGGAGCAGGTACGAGCGGTACAGCGTCTTCCACCCAAAATACGTCATCGCGAAAGGCTCGACCTCCTCCACAAGCCCGCTAAAGAGCGCGTCGATCTTGTCCCTGTGGTGGAGCATAAAAGAAAAGAACTCGGGATGGAGCAGCGGCTTCATCCGTCCGCTGACGTCGCGGTTCTGCTGGATCCGAAACACGGTCTCGGTGAACGACGGCACGGTCTGTCGGAACAGCCGCTCCCGGGCCAGACCGAGAGCCATCCCGTCGTACCGGGGATTCGTGTGCAGACGGGACGTCAGGTACTGGATGAACGTGTCGTAATAGACCTCGATCCCGGAAACCTCTTTCGGGAGGATCTTCATCATGTCCTCACGGAGAGCCGCCGGGAAATCATAAAAAATCGAATCGCTGTCCATTTTCATGACACGAGGGCTTTTCTTTAGACTATTTGAGGATGATGCTGATCTCGTTGAGGTAGAGCGGCCACAGGCTGCAGAGGCTGCGGATCGTCTCGTCCTCGTGGGTTCGTGTGCCGGCACGGCCGTTGAGGTAGATGTTCCTCGTGACGAGGACTTTCTTGGGATAAAAGACAAAGCCCTGGATGCTGTGGATGTACCCGTCGTGGTATTCGATATCCACCGAGTTGATGGTCTTGAACATGAGCCCGATCATGAGGATGGAGAGAATCTTCTTGGCGATCCCGATGCTGAGGTTGTACTCGGAAGATTTCTGAAGGACAAAATTCTCGAGGAGCGTGTCGCGGATCATCTTTTTCTTGACGTTGACCCAGTCGTCTTTTCGGTTCACGAGCCTGTTCTTGAACACCCGCTGCCGCTGGAGGAGTTTCTCCTTGTCGGACAGGATGCCGACGCGGTGCTTCAGCAGCTGGAGCGTGTCCTGGTAGATCTCTTCGGAGGTCTTCTCTTGCTCGATCTTGTACGAGAACTCTTTCTGTCGCATGGCGCAGCACAGGTAGTTCTTGTGGAGGTAGATGCCGTTCGGGCACCGCCCGTACGCCATGTCCTCGTACACGAACCTCCAGAATGGATCCTCGATGAAACCCAGGCATTTCAGAAAGATCGGGTACAGGATTTTTTTCATTTCCCAAAAAAAAATGATTGATTTTATTCAGCCTTTATTTTTTTTATATCCATTAAAGAGACATGAAAAATGATTTTCATGTGGCGGTCGAGACCAAGGAAGACGCGATCCACCTCGGGGATCGTGGCGGACGCTTCCACGGCTTTGTGGTTTCCCTGTTGGCCATGAGCGGCCTCAAGAAAAAACACCTGGATACCCTGACGGGCATCGAAGGCATGGGTGTGTACGGACAGGCTTTTACTCATATTTCCGTCCATCCCGATAAAAATTATGAGTTCCTCGAGATCCTGGGCGATTCCACGTGCAACAAGTGTGTCGTGTGGTACATCAAGGATCGTTTCCCGCAGCTCCAGAATCCCGAAGGCGTCAAGGTGATTGCGCGGCTCCGGATCAACCTCGTCTCCAAAAAGAATTTTGCCGCGCTCGCCGAAAAACTGGGTTTCGGCGAATACATCTCCTGCGACCGCGAGATCCGGGAGCAGCGGGGCCGGAGCCTCCTGGAGGATGTCTTTGAGGCCTTTATCGGAGCCACGGAGATGCTGGTCGACCGGCTCCTCGCCGAGGGCTCGGGCTACTACATCTGCTTCCGTCTGCTCCGTGCCATTTTTGATGAGCTCACCATCTCGCTCCGCTACGAGGATCTCTACGATCCCATCACCCGGCTCAAGGAGACGTTTGATTTTTTCCGGCAGCACAACCACTACCCGCAGAACGGCATCATCTGGGGCACCATGCTATGGGAAAACAGCAAGAGAGACAATTCTCAGGTCGTCAGCCTCTACCAGTTCGACAAGAACAGCAACCGGCGGAAGCTCCTCATGACCGCGGAGGCGCCCGTCCTCGACGAAGCCAAGCAGCTCGCGGCGACCCGTTTCCTCCAGATCCTCCACCAGCAGGGCTACAAACGCCCCATCCCGGAGTATTACGCGCGGATCGCGGCGGCGGCTACTGCTGCGGAAGACTCACGGACGAGACCGGGATCGTCGGGGGCGCGCACTGGGTGAAGCCCCCGTCGCATACACGGCATCTCGGCGTGTAGCCGCCTGGATACGCGGGCTCGTACATGAAATAACCGGATTCCGTCGGTGCCGTGTCGTGGGTCAGCGACTGGTATCCCTTTGTCTTGTAATCCGCCACCTGCTGGATCGTCATGACCGGCGATCGGGCATTGATCCAGTCTGCGGGACACGCCTCCGTGTACCGGAAAGGTGGGTTGTATGTCACGAACGCCTGCCTGGGTATGCCCTTGCCGCAGTAGGTATCTGACAGAGCCGAATAATTGGATCGGTAGGACGCGTTGACCTCGTACTGCTGCTGTGCCATTTTTAACAACCACAAGAAAAAAAATAAAAATCACCAAAAAACTGATCTAAAACATCCGTTTCCGATAGAAAGGAAATTCACATGGAACAGGTGACGGATGCGGACGACCGGCTCGAGGTCGTGAATTTTTTGGAGTGCGACAATGATTCTCCGGCCGAGCTCAAGAACCTACGGGGGGTGATCCGGAACAGATCCGACGGGGAGACCGTGTGTGTCTCGTTTGGGTACACCGACTCGTACAGAGCGGACGAGAAAGAAAAGATTGTTGAACGGCTCGGCGATCTCGGGGAATGGGATTATTTTCTCTCTCTCGAAGCCTCCCTTCTGCGCGTCTTTTTTTACGAGGACCAGTGGTATCTCTGCACGCACAAGAAGCTCGATGCTTTCCGATCCAGGTGGTCGTGCCGCCAGACTTTTGGGGAATTGTTTGTGGAGGGGCTGTCGCACGTCCTCGGGCTGGAGGAACTGTACGGTGTGCTGGATCCGTCGAGGGTCTACTGCTTCCTCGTGCGCTCCAACGCGGAGAACAGGATCGCGAACCACGCGTGTCCGCGCGAGTCGTCGGTGGTTTACGTGGGTAGTTTTCTCCGGGGCGCGGTCCTCGAGGGCTTTGACCCGGAGCCGCCGGAACCGCTGCGGCCGCTCCCGCGCCCGACCGCGGTGGACGGCATCGCGGATGCGGATGCCCTCCTCGCCCGTGTGCTGGAGATCGATCCGGAGGAGCACCAGGGCGTCATTGCCATCCACAAGACGACCAAGCGCCAGGTCAAGATCTTTCATCCCCAGTACTACGAGGCTTCCCAGCTGCGCGGGAATAACCCGAACCTCCGTTTCCGATTCCTGGAGCTCCGCCGCTTCCCGGAAAAGATCGATGCCCTGTACCTCCTGTACCCGCGCTACGCGCTCGTTTTTGACCAGTATGAGGACATTCTTCAGAACGTGGCGAGGATCATCTACCGCTTCTACGTCAGTCGGTACATCCGAAACCAGTTCGTGACCCTCCCGCGCGAGGAGTTTCTGGTCATGAAAAAGTGCCACGATTGGTTTCTCCTGGATCGGAAAAACAACAAGGTCTTTTCGAAAAAGGTGTTCCAGGTTCTCATTGAAGAGCCGCCCCTCCACCTCTACCGGATCATCAAGCGCTTCCTGATGAACCAGACGATGGCTCAGCCCGAGGCTTAGACACGCCAGATCGGCAGCCGCCGACACGGCACGGCGGCCGTCCGGTGCGTCGCGGGTTCTTTAGCGCGCCGTAGAGCGTGATGGTGCTGCCGAAAGACTCGAGGACGGGATACGCGTTCTGGAGGCGCTCGTACATTTTTTTTTTATCGATGCCGCTTTTTTTTTTTCAGACCGCGGGCGTGAATTTCCCCTCACGGTACTCCTGGCTGATGGTCTCGGGATCGTATTCGGCACAGCCGCCCTCGGGATACAGAGGCTGGGTCGTGCCCTTGGCACACACCGGCTTCTCCTTGTCTTTCAGCATGCCGCCCCCGTAGTACTGCATCCCGAAACAATTATCGAACCGTTCTTTGGACAGACGGATGTAGATGAGCACGACGAGGACGAGGATGACAATCTCCAGCGCGATCTCCAAGAGGATCAGCCATAGATTCCCGTCCTCTTTTTTTTTTTGCTGCTGCATTTTTTTTTTATCTCTAGAATAAAAAAAAAAATGAATCCGAATCAGCCGCAGCAACAACGGATCGAGCGCTACCAGGGTGACAGCCTCGCCCAGCCCGTGTGGTCCGAGTCCAACCGCCTCCAGGACACCTACTCCCCGTGCGGCGAGTGCTCCTCGATCTACCAGGCCAGGGCCGCCCGCTCGGCGTACGACCAGTACATGCTCCAGTTCTACAACAACAAGGCACAGAACACGTACACCGACCTCCACAGCCTCCAGTTTGCTCCCTGAAACTAAAGAGTGATTGATGTGCTCGTTTTTCAGACAGCAAACAAGTCTGATGCTCCTGTCTGAAACAGACCAGAACACGACCGTCCGTTCGTTCCACGCCTGGTCTCCCGAATTTGCGGAACAGCTGCTCGACCGGCTCAGTCCTTTTGGCTTTCGTCGTCACGAGAACACGATCGAGGCACCGGTGTCCAGAGACTGGGTGATTGAGAGAAAAAAAGGGACACCGTTCTCCTACCGGATCCGCGGCGAGCCGATCCGGTATAATCCGTGCTTTACCATCTTATTTCGCGGGAGGCTCGTTGCCTCGATCCGGGTCACGGTGTACGGGTTCAGCACGGCCTACGCGGTCGAGTGGAAAGACGACGTGATCCCGCGGATCAGGGATTTTCTCGCCATGCGGGAAGTGGAGCAGGAATTCCCGGAATTCCTGCCTTCCGTGCTAGAATTCATGCTGATGGGCTGATTTGTCCCGACAGATCCCATGGAAGCGCCCGGGTGGATGCTCCACCCCGAAAAACGGACGCTCAAGACATTACGACAAGAGCTGCGGGAGCGAGGCCTCCGTTCTTCTTTCCCCAGGAAAGAAGAGGCCGTGCGGTTCGTCACGGAGACGCTCGGATGGCCCTACCGTATGCCCTGGCGCGAGGAACAGACCCAGATGATTTCGGGATTTCTTTACGGCAACACGCGCGAGACGGTCTTTCAGGCCATCTTTGGTGCCGGCAAGACCACCATGATGCTGGCCATCCTCTACCACCAGATCCTCCACGACCCGTCCTGCCGGGACAAGGTCTTTGTCTGTGCCTACAACGTTGGCATACGGAACGAGATCCGCAAGAAGCTCGCACCGCTGCGCGGGATCGAGGTGCGGACGTACGACTCGCTGATCTGGCACTGTGCCAGGGAGCTCGGGTACAAGGATCTCCACCTGCTCAATTTCGAGACCAAGCGCCGGTTTGTGCGCGAGAACACGGATCGTCTTGTCCCGCGGATCGGCATCCGGCTCGTCCTCGTGGACGAGTCTCAGGATCTCGAGCGGCCGTGTCTGACGCTCCTGCGCCACGTGTTTCCGGAAGCGCGGTTCCTCTACGTCGGCGACGTCTTCCAGTCCATCCAGAAAGAGCCCCGCGAGTCGCTCCTGTGGCACCTGCTGGACGACGGCGACGAGGCGCTCCGCGGCATCGGGCGTTTCCGGATGATGGTCACACCGCGCGTCCCGAACCCCATCCTGGGAGAGATCAAGACGGCTCTCACTCTCCACTACCCTGAGCACGAGTCCAGCATCCGGACGTGGACGTCCTCCAGCACGGCCGACGACGCGCGCGCGATCCGCTGGGTGCCGTTCGCCAAGTATGGCGAGGTCTACCGCTCGCTCCTCGAGGAGATCCGGGCGGGCGATCCCACCAAGATCATGATCCTGACGTTCAGCAGCGCCATCACCGTGCGCGGCAGCCTCGGTGATATCGCGCGGTTCCGCAAGCATTTTACGGAACACGGCGTCCGGGTGAACCCGAACCACAAGAGGATGCTGGACGACCGGTTGTTCCTCTCGACGGCCAATTCCTCCAAGGGTCTGGAGAGGGAGCGCGTGTTCTGCGTGCTGACATTCCCCCTCGAGCTGGCCTTTGCCAATTTTTCCGACGACCTGGTCATGAACCTGTGTACCGTGGCGCTCTCGCGGTGCAAGAAAGAATGTACTTTCTTTGTCCCGACGCACGACGACCGGTTCAGCCGCGTGCTCGAGCGCTTCGCGTCCTGCCCCCGTCCCACCGTCCGTCCTCCCGCGCCGGTGTCCGAGCGTGTCGTCGGACCGCGCAAGGAAACGAACTCGTTCGTGTACGATCCCACGGATCTTGTCGGCATGCTGGAAAAGGAACACTCGTGTACCGAGGTGCTCCGACAGAGCATCCTGTCGTTCGAGACGCGGGATCGCCTCCGCCGGCTGGCGCATCCCGTCGCGGAGCACGACCTCGGCGAGGCCGGCGACATCCCCCTCCGAACCGAAGAGGAGTGCACCTTTGCCGGCATCCTGTTCGAGAGCCTGATCCTCTCCCTGTGGAACGGGCGTTTCCCGGCGTCCGGTGCGGATCAGATCCAGCACCACGAGCTCTTTTCCGAATCGTTCGGCACGGTCGCGCAGATGAGTCGGGCATACCGGCGTTTTGTGCGCCAGCATCCCATCATCCGCGACGAGAGGACGCGGTTCACGGGATGCCATCATTTCGCCCAGCTCCAGCTCTACGCGCACCAGAAGATCCTCGTCCGTGCCGACACGACACGCAACCATAGCCTGTTCCGGCGCTGGATCCGGATCCTCCCGACCATCCGCGGCCTCCCTGTCGGTCGGACGGGCGAGATCAAGACCCAGGTCAACGTGTCCATGGAGTGTCTCAAGGGCATCATGGACGCCTCGCGCGTGAACGGCGAGAACAAGGATCTCGAGATCTTTGAGATCAAGGCCTCGCGATCCCCGGAATGGAGAGAGATGGCGCTGCTCCAGGCGATCCTGTACGGCGTCATGTCCGCCAGGGTTCGTTTTCGCGTCTGGATCATCAACGTCTTCTCCTCAAAAGCGAGAGCCTACGACATTAATCTCCAGAAGACTCTGATGGACATCCGGGGCGGAATCGCCCGGGAGCTCCTGTGCTGGAACCTGGGGTGCTACCTGGCCAAGAATCCCCTCCCCGGCGCCACCGCGCCGATGCGCCTGTCGGAGATTGTCACCATGGACACCGACAAGACGGGGACGTGCGTGTGCGAATTCGTCGGGGCGACGCGCTGCCGGATGACTTTCTGGACCACGGACGACTCGCTGCTGGAGCACCTCCGCCTCCTCCAGCGGGTCTACGGTGTGCGCCGGATCATCGTCCCACCCTCCCTCCTGTCACGAGACGACCTGCCCATCCCCGTGTCTGCGGTGGAGGACTTTGTCCCACCACCGAAGGCGGAGCCACCGGCGCGCGTCGCGTTCCTCACCGCCGCGCTCCGACAGCGCGGCCTTGTCTGATGGACAAAAACTGAAAGAAAAAAAAAATGGCTCTCTCGAAACCATTGATAACTCTCCTGACACGAAGCATTTTTTTTCTTTCCCTCAGGATGCCCAAGCGATACGATCTGATGCCGAACGAGGAGTTTTCTGGTGATGAAGCGGAGGTTATTGCCGGCTACGCGTCCGAGAGCGAGGTCGAATCCGAGGAACTCTCCGACCACGAGATCCAGGAGCGGCACCGCGAGGCGCTCCTCCTCCCCAAGATCTCAATCTACGATCGTTTTGCCGTGCCGGTGCCCGTCAACAATCCCCCGATCGAGTACGTCCAGCGGTGGGAAATCGTTCCGCGCGTCTTTGTACAGGACGAGGAAAAGGATCTGCCGGAATGGGGGAAGCGCCGGAGGAAAAAAAAGAAGACGACGCCGACGTTGTCTGCCAAGGACGTCTTTGCGGTGGACGACCACATTCCCGCGCCTCCAAAGACCTGGGCAGATGTCGGATCGTCTCGGATCGATCTCCGCGACATTATGAAAGAAACCGAAAAAGAAAACGCCGAGAAACGGATTCATCCCTCGCCGGAGCCGCGGCAGCCCTCCCTCCGCCGGCCCGCGGCCGGCGGTCATTCACCGGCACCGCGACAGCCCTCCCTCCTCCGGCCCGCCGCCGCCAGAGACGACCGCTCGCCGGCAACGCGGCAGCCCTCCCTCCTCCGGCCCGCGGCCGGCGGTCGTTCACCGGCACCGCGACAGCCCTCGCTCCTCCGGCCCGCTGTCAGAGACGACGCACCGGCACCGCGACAGCCCTCGCTCCTCCGGCCCGCGGCCGGCGGTCGTTCCCCGGCACCGCGGCAGCCGCCCATCACGACAGAAAGAAACAGGAGCAATCCGGACATGCTGTGCAATCAGCAGAAAGGGCATGATCCCGACTGTCCGATGAGCCACTCCCTGGCGGAATGGAAACCCAGGGTCTGTCGATTCGACGGCTTATGCCGCAGGCACGCCGTCTGTCTATCCCAGCACTCGCAAGAAGACAAGCCGGGCTACCTGAGGCGCCTCGTCGGGATCACGTCCTCGTATTTTGGACGCCACGCCGACGATTTCAGGCGGCTGTACATGTGATTTTTACAGGTCATGGTTTCAACCGCCCATAAAAAATGATGAAAAAGAGCATCATTTGTCGTTCCAGATGGATCAACCAAAAGCCAATCAAAAGATGGAAAAAAAATCATTCTCGTAACCGCCCATTAAAAATGATGAAAATAATGATGATTCATTGGGTAAAAATGAAAAAGACCGTTCGATTCATCACTGACCTTTTTTTTCCCACCCACAGAACATGTCGTCGATCCTGAAAAAGATCGCCAAGACCCTGCCCTACGATCTTTTGCGCAAGATCGTCACCTACGTTCCTCAGCCCGTGTCGATCCACAAGACCGGTCTAAAGGAAATGCTCCGGCGTCTCTCTGAGGATCTGTCGTTTCGATCCAAGATGATCTCGAAATATCCAATCGATTCAATTTGTTCTTTCCGCGCCGGAAAGAACAAACTCAAGACCCAGGCGGCGATGACGTACGAGGATCCGTGGTATGGCGAGTGTCACCTGATGATCCTGAACCGAAAGAACAAGAAAAATCCGATGGAATTCCGAGCGACGTTCTGGCATGTTACTGAGCAATACCCGAACTTTCGGACATACGATCGCAACAAGATATCTCTCCATTTCCTCAACCAAGGCGTGAAAATTAAACAATTATGAGCGAAAAAAAGACCACCTGTGGTGGTCAATAAAAAGGACTAAAAGCCGGAAAAAGACCACCCGTGGTCGATAAAACAACTAAAAACCGTAAAAAGACCACCCGTGGTCGATAAAACAACTAAAAACGAAAAAGAGACCACTGGTGGTGGTGGTCAACAAAAACAAACTAAAAACGGAAAAAGAGACCACTGGTGGTGGTGGTCAACAAAAACAAACTAAAAAGACCACTTGTGGTGGTTCAACGGATACGCGATCGCGAGACGGACGTCGTTCCGACTGCAGTCTCGTCTCGACGCGCCGTTGCTCGATCAAGACGACCGGAACAGCGGCAGCCGGCCGTAGTCCGCCCTGTCGTAGGCGGGGTAGTAGCGTTCGGGATCGTTGTGGAGCTGGAACGCGCCGAAGCGTCTCTTCTGCTGGATCTGGCGCTGCCTGGCCGAGAGGTCTTCCCGGAACTCGCACTGGTCGCGATCCGAGCTGTAGTCAAAAAGAAAAGAATTGTCTTTATAAACGGGCACGCGGAGGTAGTAGGGTTTGTGCGAGCCCATGGGATCAACGAGGAGGGTCGGGACAGAGTAGGCGGGGATGAGGAGCGGGCCGAGCGGCTGGCTCAGGGCGAGATCCGTGTAGTACACGCGGCTTCCCGGGTAGATGGTCTCGTAGCCGCCGTCGTAGTACCCGGTGCGCACACGGTCCCGGTCGGCCGGATCGGGTGCGAGGGGCTGTGTGCCGGCGGAGACCGGCGGTGGTGAATCCAGTCGGAGGCGCTGGTCGCGGGGGCTGTCCAGGAGCCGCGGGTCGGCGCTCGTCCAATGGCGGCCGTCCGTCTCGATAAAATCCGTGTTCCCGGAGGTTGAGATCGACCGCTCTTGGTTGAGGACATGGAGCGGCGTCTCGGTCTTTTTGTAGATGGGCGCGTACAGCACGTAGGGCATTTCTATCTGGTATTTTCTTTTCTGTGTCGTCGGAAAAGAGTTGCGAGCAGAGGAACACTTGGCTTCCCGATGAGGCGGCCGTCGCGATCCACTCGGAACAGCCCGAAATGAGCGCCGGTGCTCCCGTGATCCCACTCAAAGCCATCAAAGAGTGTCCACACGAAAAACCGGAATTAGAGACACCCAAAGACGTGCGAGCCGGAGCCGTGAAAGATGCCGTGGATAGGTTCTTTACACTCGTTGAGATGATCAAAGAGCGCAAGCTGACACGTTTTGACATGAAATACCGATCCAAAAAACAAGACTATAGCATCGTGATCCCCAAGAAAACCATCCAGACATCCAAAGACGGTATCCAGATATTCAAAAGAAAGTTTAATTTTCCTATTTTCAGATTATCTTCTAGACAAAAAAAACAAAATATCCGACCCGATAGTGATTGTCGACTTCAGCGTTGTCGTAACAAATGGTATCTTTGTGTCCCAATCAAAACCGTACTCAAAGAGCATGGTGATGTCGAGGGTGTTTGTTCTTGTGATCCCGGGGTAAGAAAGTTCCAAACAATATACTCCGAACGAGACGTGTTTTCTATCACCGTAAAGAGAGAGATCAAAACAAAACTCCTTGAAAAAATAGATCGTCTGAGGAGTCTCCGATCACGGAGAGGTCTGAGGAACAGGAAAGGTAAAAAAATAAAAAAAACCAAGCTTGTCCGATACGAACAAGCATGCCATGATCGATATCATAATCTGGTATCTGAGATGCATAATCAATTATCTCACTACCTGACCTCTAAATATAAGGTGATCATCCTACCGCATTTCGAGAGCCAAGAAATGGTGCGAGGAAAAAGCCTACGACGTTCCACGAAACGCCTGATGCTCCAAGACAGGCATTACCAGTTCAAGACATGTCTGGCACGGAAATGCGTGGAACGCAGGCGTGTTCTGATACTGGGTACAGAAGAATACACCTCCAAGACGTGTGGTCGTTGTGGAGTAATCAACTCTAACCTTGGGACATCAGAGATGTTCCATTGTA